AGGATGAAACTGAAATCAATCAGATTGATGATCAGGTAGATAATATTAAAGAAAAAACAACTATTGTTCGTGAATATTATCATGAGGTAGGTCAACAATCAGGTAAATATACTCCAACTCAAGTTGATTCATTTTTTAAAGCTAGATACAACTACTAATGAAATACTTTTTAATTATATTGGCCTTTTTACCTTTATTTGGTAACGCCCAAACACAAGACACTATTAAACTACCAGTTAATGTAGCTAAACAAATTGTTAAAGATTTAGTTAGCGGAGATAGTGCTAAAGCAGAATTAAAATTATGTAATGAAAACGTTACATTATTAGAAAAGAAAATAACATTAAAAGACAGCATTATTTCAGGTCATAAACAACAACTTGTACTTTGTGATGAGCGTGTTGCTAATGAAGTAAAAAAATTCGATGCTCAAGGTTTGTGGGTTAAAGATTTACAAAAACAAAATAAGAAACTTAAAGTAAAATTACGCTTTATTCAGATAACTGGAACAGCAATTGTTGGGGGTTTAACATACCTCTATTTTACAAAATAATCCTTGCAATCCCATGCACTGAGGCCCAACCACAACGGTTGGGCTTCTTTTATATATTTATATATAACCAATAGTGTTATATATGGCTAACCAAGCAGATATTAAAGAAATAATTAAGCAGGAGTATATCAAATGCGCTATGGACCCTGTGCATTTCTTTAGAAAATATTGTTATATTACACACCCAATAAAAGGAAGAATATTATTTCATCTATATCCCTTTCAGGAACAAACATTAAGTGATTTTAGACAGCACCGTTTTTCCATAGTAAATAAATCTCGTCAGTTAGGCATCTCTACTCTTGTAGCAGGGTATGCTTTGTGGACAATGTTGTTTAATAAAGATAAAACAGTGTTGTGTATAGCTACTAAACAAGAAACAGCTAAAGGGATGGTTGAAAAGGTACAGTTTATGTATAATAACTTACCTTCCTGGCTACGTGGTAACCAAAAACCAATTTCAGATAATAAACTATCACTAAAATTAGCTAATAACTCTCAGATTGTAGCTACATCAGCTGCCTCAGATGCAGGTCGATCCTACGCCGTATCTTTATTATTAATAGATGAGGCTGCGTTTATTGAGGGTATTGACCGCATTTATACTAGTATTAAACCTACCATTGCTACGGGAGGAGGAATCATTGCATTATCCTCTCCAAACGGTATTGGTAACTGGTTTCATAAAACATATAAAGAAGCTGTAATAGGCGATAATGACTTTTACCCTATTGAATTAAAATGGAATTTACATCCTGATCGTGTAGCACCAGTAGATCCTGAATGGGAACAACGTGAACGTACAAATATGTCACCACGTGAATTTGCTCAAGAATATGATTGCGACTTTCTCGGCTCTGGAAACTCAGTAATTGAACCTGACAATCTATCTTTTTATGAACAAACGTTTATCCAAGATCCTGTGGAACGCCGCTTTATGGGTGGTGACTTTTGGATTTGGCAATATGCTGATTATAGCAAGTCTTATATTGTATGTGCTGACGTTGCTCGCGGAGACAGTAGTGACTACTCTGCATTTCATATTATTGATATCGAATCGTGTGAGCAAGTGGCTGAATATAAATCGCAGATCGATACCCGATCTTATGGTAATATGCTTGTTTCTGTTGCTTCTGAATGGAATAATGCTTTACTTGTTGTTGAAAACGCAAATGTAGGATGGGATGTAGTAAACACAATTATAGAAAAGGGTTATCAAAATCTATATTATTCACCTCGTGCTTATGGTGAAATGCATATAGATAAATGGATGGCTAAAATGGATAGTGAACAAACAGTTCCCGGATTTACTACATCAGTTAAAACAAGACCACTTGTTGTCTCCAAAATGGAGGCGTATATTCGAGATAGAGTATTTACTTTTAGGTCTAAACGTTTACTCGAAGAACTACGTGTATTCGTTTGGCAAAATGGTAAAGCTCAAGCCCAAAATGGATATAATGACGATTTAGTTATGGCCTTAGGAATTGGATTATTTACTAGAGATACTGGTGTTAAATTCCATCAACAAGGATTAGACATGACTAGAATGGCTTTAGGTGGTATATCTAGAACTGGTGGTGGACCTGGTAATATACCAATGTTACCAAGTGGAACACCAAATCCATACATGATGGATACACCACATGGCCCTGAAGATTTCACATGGGTGTTATAAGTGATAAATATTTATTGATATAATAAAACACAAAAATGGCTGAACAAAATACAGGCTTATTTAGTAGACTAAGACGCCTATTCTCCACAGATGTTATCATCAGAAATGTAGGAGGTAATCAGTTAAAAACGGTAGACGTTGATAGAATTCAAGCATACGGTAACGTAAAAACAAACGCTTTAATTGATAGATTCACCAAGTTGCACCGCTATGGCGCTAATATGCCATACAACCCAACAATGAACTATCAAACACTTCGTATTCAGTTATATACTGACTATGAAGCAATGGATACAGAGTCAATCGTTGCCTCTGCTCTTGATATTGTTGCTGATGAATCAACATTGAAAAATGAAGCTGGAGAGGTATTACAAATTAGAAGTGCTGATGAAAATATTCAGCGCATTTTATATAACTTATTCTACGATGTTTTAAACATCGAGTTTAACTTATGGTTATGGACTCGCAATATGTGTAAATATGGTGATTTCTATTTACATCTTGAAATTGCAGAAAAATTTGGTATTTACAGCGTAACACCATTGTCAGTTTATGATATGGTTCGTGAAGAAGGTGTTGATCCAACTAACCCATCTTATGTGTGTTTTAAGATTGACCCAATGGTAATTGCCGCTGGTGGTATCAATTCACGTGTTAAAGATAGAGATGGTAAGATTAAGTTTGAAAACTATGAAATAGCGCATTTTAGACTATTAACTGACGCTAACTACTTACCTTACGGACGTTCTTATATTGAACCTGCTCGTAAAACTTATAAACAATATGTGTTGATGAAAGATGCCATGTTGCTACATCGCATCACACGTGCCCCAGAAAAACGTATTTTCTACGTTGATATTGGAAACTTACCTCCAAATGAAGTTGATGGATATATGGAGCGTTTGAAGCAAAAAATGCAAAAAACTCCATTTATTGATCGCAACACAGGTGAATATAATCTTCGTTACAACATGATGAATGTTATGGAAGATTTCTATATTCCACAACGTGGCGCTAATAGCAACACTAAGATTGAAACCACTAAAGGTTTAGAATATAATGCTATTGAAGACGTAAACTTCCTCCGCGATGAAATGTTAGCTGCCCTTAAGGTACCTAAAGCATTCTTCGGATTTGAGAAAGACTTGACTGGTAAAGCTACATTAGCTGCTGAAGATATTCGCTTTGCTCGCACAGTTGAACGTATTCAACGCATTATTCTTTCTGAATTATATAAGATAGCCTTAGTACATTTATACGTTCAGGGATATGACGGTGCTTCGTTAAATAATTTTGAATTAAATTTAACTACACCATCAGTAATCTACGAACAAGAGAAAGTAGCATTATGGAAAGAAAAAGTATCATTAGCTAAAGATATCCAAGACACCAAATTAATTCCTTCAGATTGGATTTATGATAATATATTCCAATTTAGCGAAGATCAATATGATGAATATCGTGACTTAGTACTTGAAGATATGAAACGTACCTTCCGCTTATCTCAGCTTGAGAACGAAGGTAATGACCCAGCTAGATCTGGTAAGTCTTATGGTACACCACACGACCTTGCTTCATTGTATGGTAAAGGTAGAATGGGTAATGGTGAAACGGGTGCTATCCCTCCTGGATATGATGAAAAACGCCCTGTTGGTCGTCCTGAAGAAAAATCATCTATAATTGGTACACAAAAAGACCCATTAGGTAAAGATAGATTGGGTAGCATTGAAAATGGTACATTATATACTGCTAATATTCCGGATGAAGGAAGCAGTACACCTAAAGGTGGTTCACCATTAGCATTAGCTGAATCTAAAAAGCATAAAAGCTTATTTGAAGGAATGAGCATATTCCGCAAAGAATTAGCTATTGAACCTGAACAGGAATCTACACTATTGGACGAAAAAAATATCAAGGACGTATAATAACTACATATTTATAGGTAGTGCATACTATTTTATATGAAAATTAAACATAGCAAATTCAAAAATACAGGTATATTGTTTGAATTATTGGTGCGCCAAATTGCATCAGACACAGTATCCGGTAAAGATTCAGCTGCTATTAATTTAGTAAAGAAATATTTTTCTAAATCTGAGTTAACCAAAGAACATAAGTTATATCAGGCTTTAACTAACACTAAAGCATTAACTGAAAGTAAAGCCGAATCATTAATCACAGCAACACTTGAAATATCTTCACGTTTAAATCGCTCTGCATTACGTAAAGAAAAATACAATTTAATCAAGGATATCCGTGAATCTTACGATATTGAAGAGTTCTTCAAATCAAAAATCAATAACTACACACAATATGCTGCTGCATATAGTTTAATTGAAGCTCACAACTCATTAGAATTTGTTGAGCCTGCACAAGTTATTGAAAATAAAGTAACATTGCTAGAGCACATTACTCGTAAAGAGGTAAATAAAGCTGATGTTACAGATCGCGTGTTAGAAGAGTATGCTAAAATGGACAAAGGTACTCGTATCTTAGCCTACAAAATGTTGCTCGAAAAATTCAACGAAAAATATGGTGATATGTCATCAGCACAAAAATCTGTATTAAAAGAATATATCAACAATATTTCCAATACTGTTAAATTACGTGAATTTGTTAATGATAGCTATGTTGCTATTAAATCACAAATCACTACATTAAGCAAAACAGTAGTTGATAAAACGACTCAAATTAAATTGACTGAAATAGTTAATTTATTAAAACCACTTGATAAAAATCAAAGCGTAAAGGATGATAATATCATTGCTTTACTTCAGTTTTACCAATTAATTGATGAATTAAAATCCGTAAAATAATGGATTTAAAAGAATACATAAAATCATTAATACGCAAAGAGCTAGAAGAAATTTCTGCTACTGGTGCTATTGGTGTTGGTGCTGGTCCAATTATGACACCATATGCTTTTGCTAAAAAAGGGCAAAAGAAAAATGCCGCTACAAAATACGCTGAAAAAGAAGGTTGGAAAGTAACTAAAGGTGAAACTGAAATGCCTGCTGATTCTAAGGTAAGAGATTATAAAACTCTTACTGGTAAAAAGAAAAAAAAGGTAAAAATATATAATGAGCTTTTAAAAGAATTAGCTGAAGCTTCTGTCCCTGTATCTGAAATAGAAAAAATTATCAAGTTATACGCTGAAACTGATGGCATGACTGGAGCTCAACTTTTCAATGCTTTAAAAGATTTATTAAGCAAATATAAATCTATGAGTGAGCGTAGTGACTATGATAAGGCATCTACATATGGTGCTGCTAGTGGTTATACTGCTGCTAGCGGCTACACCGGTCCTAGCTCTGCTTCTAAAGGTGGTGGGTATTATACTGGTGCTGTAAAAGAAAATACTATGAAAGAATCATTAAACAATATCATCGAGAAAGAATTACTTAACGAAGTATCTTACTCTAAATTCAAAAACGAAGTAACCTATAGAACTAAAGCTGAAAGATTACATAAAGCTGTTCGTGAGGTAAAGCGTAAATTACAAGAAATTGATCGTATTGTTGAATATACATCTCGCATCAAACAAGAACTAAGCGAAGGAGATGGCATTCAGTATTGGAACCGCACAAACAGTGCTGTAGCCAATATTTCTGAAATGATGAATCAATTGAATAATAAAATTAAAAATCTTAATCAATAATGGCAAAAGCAACAAGAGGTGAATCTCGCAAAGTAACCTTCGGTAGAAGAAAAGGTGGTAAAGCCGCTAAATCTCGTGGACCTAAAGCTAAAAAAATTTCAAAATACAGAGGCCAAGGCCGATAAATCAATACAAAAATGAAAAGTATAAAGCAACAGTACATTGATTTGAAAGAAGGCAAAATGTCACAACAAAATTTCATGAGAAATTTACGTATGACTATGCCTCAGTATGTAACTAATGTAACATCATATGGTGATGCTGTTAAAATCCTTAAAAATAAGGGTATCTTAAATGAAACTCTTATTAAGCAATTAGATAAAGCTGGCTTGGAAGAAGACTATGATGATTATATGGATTATAGAGACGAAGAAGAAGCACAGGCAAAAGAAGATGAAAGAATTGACAACATGATCAACCAGAAACTTGAAGATGAATATGAAGAAAAAATGCGTCAATCTCTTGCTGCTGCTGATGCTGCTATAGAAAAAGCAGAAGAAGAAGAATCAGGCAAATACACCACAGGAATGGATCAATTTCCTATTCGCGAAGCTAAATATAAATGGGAAAATACTAGCGGTAAATCAATGTATGCTCAATTTAAAGAAATTGACAACTTAAACGGTCAAGAAGTATTGATTGGTATTGATTATGAAATTGAACATAATCACGAATTATCTAAAGAAGAAGCTATTAAGCTTGTTATTAAAAATTTAAAGAAGAATCCAATTTACTATACTGCTACTTTGATGGCTGGTAAAGAAATGACTGAAATCCCAACTATTGGTAAATTAAAGCCTGGCTCTGACAAAATGAGACCAGTTAAAGGTGAAGATAGCTTGGTTGACAAAGATAACGGAATGAAACCGGTTAAAGATGTTGAAAAAGTAAAAGCATCATCTAATAAAGCTTCTAAAGAAACCAATAAACCAGAAGGTACTATTTCATTAATGTCATTAGTTGCTAAAGCATCTCGTGGTGTTGATAAAATGACTGCTACTGGTGAAAAAATGAAAGTAGTTAAAGAA